ATATGGTTAAAAAGAAGGAACCGTTCCGTGCACGTGCATATAAGAAAGCAGAAGTCAAAGTAAATAAAATAAAGAAAGACTCTAAAACCAAACTTAAAGAGTCTCGTGCATCTGAAGATGATTTCAAACCGCACATGATGTATGACCCAAAGACTGGTAAAGGTTACAAAGCAGAGAAACCTGAAGACCATGAACGTATGAAGAAGATGGGTTACACTCACGACAAACCTGAAATCAAAGAAGGTAAAGATGACCTCTTCCAAGTAAATGTCAAAGGTGAAGGTGGCGCAACTGTCAAAGCAAAAAGTGAAAAAGATGCAATCAACAAGGCATTTAGAAAACTTGGTATCGCAACAAGGTTTACTCGTGATAGACGATACATGACCAAAGTTCAAGTTGTCCCTGCTGAGTCTGTCGAAGAGTCTCGTGCATATCGTGATGCAATGAAAGGCATGAAGTCTCGCAGTGCAACTCGTGGTATGGCAACGACCAAGAAAGACAAAGACGTTGAGGCATCTGATGATGACCGTAAGGCAGCGAACAAAAATATTATCATGCAGTTGCGTAAAGCGGCTGACCTACCAACAGGAGCAAACATTGAATTTGAACGAGGAAAAGGAAAAGTCTCTCGCGCTCAAGCGCAAGCAGCACTGGCGCGTTTTAATGCATTGGCAAAGCCTAATGACAAAGAGAAATTCCAAAAGTCCATCAGGTCTCTTTCGGACATCAAGAAAATCTTAGGTAGGTAAAGATGTCGAAGTCACACTATCTTGGAGACGGACTACTTGGTGAGGCGATTCACATTGCCCGTGGCTCAGTTGCACAAACATCGCATGTCAATAAGTTCGGTTACAATACTGCGGTTGGAACATCCTTTGAGACGATTACCGACTTGGGCGG